ATTCCAATCTTTCGACGAGTGTTTTAAGACTAATAAAATTATTAGTAAAACCGCCCCCAGTGCTAGCCATACCTGTGAGGGTAGGGGGAATACCAAGCCCAGCATAAATATTAGTGAGAACCGGTTCATATTTTTCTTTTCCCAAAAATCTATAAACTTGAGTACTAGACTCTGTAAACTTTAATTCTGGACCCCATACTAGATCCATAGTTCCGCCACCAACATTACTAGCAAGAATATTTCTTAGTTTATTAATAGCAGCTTTAGTAGGCAGTATTTTGTTATCTAAATCACCAAGACTCCATAATCTTATATTAGATATAGCACCATCTAATGCAGAGATATCAGCCAGCTTCATTTTTTCTAGCATAATAATGTCATCAAGGATTGCATATATCATAGGACTAGCCCATACTAACCAGTCATCTTTCTTGTAAAAGAATACTGATGTTTTGTCTGGATCTAAAGGTATTACGTTTTCTCCACGCTTAACCGCGTCCATAAGATCTGGAGGAAGTAAGGCAGAAAGCCTTCTGTGATGAGGAGATCCTCCACCCTCTAAACCTCTATTAGCTATGTTGCGAACAAGTTTAGAAATCTTTAAAGCATATTGTGGTTGACCAACGAATGTAGCAAGTTCGTTACCAATAACCTCTACCGAAAGTGGATTTAAAAAGTCAAACTTCCAAGGTATTTCTCTTCTCTTAAATGGTGTGCTTTTTATATCAATATCTGTAGCGGTTGATCTAAGTTCTCTTTCAGCTTTTTTGCTTACTTTAGCTATCCTTCTTTTTACTACTACATTTCCACATCTATATAGAGTATTCAAAAATCTTTCTGATCGCTCTTGCCCATGCACCTTTTTGAACCAAGCTCTATAGAATTTTTCTATTCTTTTGTTTGGGTGTACTATAGTAATACCCTGACCAGCAAAATCGGCCATAAGATCAATTACATTTCTAATGATTCCGACTTTATCATATGCAGCCATACACATACGAATAGCATCTTTTTGATGTTTAGGTACAGCTTCAGCAGAACGAAACCTATTGTAGTCTTCTCTGGTAAATCCAGTTCTTACAGAACGGTTAGGCTCAATATCAAGAAATGATCTACGATTATAGGCTACAGCTTTTTGTATTCCATCATAATGATCAACATTACCAGCAGTTTCAGACAAAGCTCTTTGTTTACTAGAATCATCAGACCAAGTTACAAAAGCATTTGTTTTTTCAACATCTTGCATGGGGTCGTTCATTATATTTGCCTTATTCGGAATGTAATTGAATTGATTATCTAACTAATATAATTATACACCAAATCAATAAACATCTTTCATACCTTCTGTAAACCAAGCTGGACCAACATACTCAGGGCCATTCATTCCGCCCCTCATACCTTTAGCAAACCCGCCAACAGTATCATAAATAGGAGGAGGTGGAGTTCTTCTTATATTTCTAGCGGACATATTTGCCATTATTAAAGAAGAGTAACGGTCTTTTCTTAGCCTGTCTTTTTTTCCGCCAGCTAATTTAACTTCTGGCGTATCCCACTTATCTCTACCAGAAGTTGTTTGTGTCATTATTATCATAGATAGTTCATCTTTTAATTCTTCTATCTCCATGACACAATCCTCTAAAGTATCATATAACCTATTTTTTAGTTTATCATCTGATATAGCTAGACCAATAGTAGCAGCATCAAAGTAAGGAAACAAAACAGCTTTGTCTTCAAAGTCTTTTCTAAGCCCATGATTTGCTTCAGCGACCCAGTCTGCTTTAGCAAATTGGATCATTCTTACAATATGTAGTCCAGCCTCACCATCGGTGTCTTTTTCTTTGTTTTCATCTATAGTTGGCCATATAGGTACTTCGCCTTCTCTTATCTTATCTTTGTCATGCAAAGCTTCAATAATCGCGATACCACCACCCTGAGCATCTAAAGCTATCTCTTCACATGGAAATATCTTCATCAAGTCTCTGATTTTGCGAGCGCAATAAGAGTAGAAGTCGGTTTCATCTACCATACCCGCCTTCAGTTGTTCTTTGTGTCTTCCTCTGTTTGTAGTCCAACAATATACAACTCTACTGTGATCTTCATGAACCTCCATGATAACTATAGAAAAGTTGTCTACTTCAGAAGCAGGGTCAATGCCGTAAACATATCTGCAATTAGGATTGCCTCTAAGCATAGATTGAAAGTTAACTTCGCCGCTAGGCAAGCTAACTGGATTTTCAGGAGAAACAACACAAGACTCAATTAAAGAACGCTTAAAAAACCCGTTGCTATCTGTAGAGAAACATGCTCCAAATTCCATCTGATAGATACCCGTATGGACGGTGGCCTTTGATCTAGCCACTTGGGAGGCATCCATAAAACCTCTTGGTAATAGTTCGTAAGGTATTCTAATAATTGAGTATTGTCTCCAGTCAAATCCATCTGGCAAATCGTCATCGCCAAATATTTCTGATAGCTTTTTGGGATCTCCCTTACTATTTATAATTTGTTTCCATTTTTTCCAGTATTCTGCAAAATGGTTAAAGTCATAGTAGGCAGTACCAGAAAGTATGATTTGGTTTGCACCTTCTTCGTGTGCTTGTTCTTTTTCCTCATATCCTTCTCCCATTTCTATAGCTTTCTTTTCAGAAGCTAGTCTTTTTACATTTTCTATAGGAGAAGAGCTAACAGCGGCAAAACCTGCAACAACATTTTCAAATATTTCTCTAGGTATAGATGCAAATTCGTCAGCGATAATATCGTTCGCACGTTGACCACGAATTTTAGAACCATCACCAAGAGGCAAGCAGGTTACGGTACTTGAACCAATTATCATTCTACACATGTCTACTTGACTTCTTGGTCCACCGTCTCCTCCAACTATATCTCTTAATAAAGGGGCATTCTTCCATATACTATTCATGTATTCAAACAAGACTTTAGATTGTCTAAAGGCAGCACCGACTACAACTATCTTTCTTCCCGGCATTAATAAGGCACGAAGCATAGCGTATAAAGAAAGCATAAAAGACTTACCAAAACCACGAGAAGCAATAAGCATAGGGAATTTTCTTCCCCACATTTCTTTTAGCATTAAAGCTTGTGTCGGTAGTATTTCAACATTCAGTATGTGTTTGCATATAAAAGAAAAATATTCTGGATTAGAAAGTATCCATGTGAGTTTAACTGGAAAATCATGTTCCGTTTGTAGACTAAAAGGATTAATTAATTCCGATTCATCTACAGATATATTCAGCCAAGCGTCTTTGATAATGCTTGAGTATTCAGATTGCTTGTTCACGTTCTATTATCTCCGAAATTTCATCAAACAGAAGCATGGTTCTTTCTTCTGCGCCTTCTTTATTTCCACAGAATAAAGTCACTACATTATACTTTTCTTGGAATTCAGAGATCTTTTTCCACATATACTTGCCGTTCATTCTTAGGAATTGCCAGTTCTTTTTGGGAATACCAGAGTTCTCAGGAAATGACATAAGGTCATCTATTGAGAACTCGCATATGATATATGCCCATCGGAAATGCGACAGCCTTTCCATCTCTGCTTCAAATCGCTTTGACTCTTTTCCAATATTTAGAGCAAGCTCGCCAGTGGATGCCTTTCTTTCGATTGCTAAATGTTTCTCTAAGCCTCTGACTGTATAGTCTCCGGTGGCTAATCCCCAATCCTTGACTGCTAGACATCTATCGAAGGACTCAAAGTCCCAACCAGTTTTTTCTCTGGTGTCTCTAAGTATTACATAATTTCGCAGACTCATACACTTTATCTAACATGTCTCCGTATTCATTTAAAAACTCTTCGTACTTATCTTCATAATCTGGCTCTAGATATCTTCTGTAGTTCTGATTCTGTTCGTCCCACTCTTCGTGATATATCGTTTTAAGTGAGATTGCTTTTTTATCTGACCAGTTTTGTATAACTTTATTTAGTATGTCTTTATCTATAGTAAGATTTTGTAGGCTTATTGACTCTATGGCTTTTGAAAATTTATCTACAGGGTCGTTTAAAAAATCTTCATATGCAAACTTAGTTACCCAAGGATAATCCTGATTTGAAAGAATTGATTCAATATGATTGGTGTGTTCCATATAAACCTCAAGAAAATGCTTGGCGTACCACTTTGTGCTTCTAGTGGGTTCTAGTATTTTTTTGAAGTTAGAATAGCTAACTCGTTTATAATCTAATCTGTACGTATATAAGTAATGTCTGTAAACACCGCGAGCGTTTTCAAAATACTTTTTATTTAGTATACAAGAAAACATTACGGGTCTGTAGGAGTAAAAGTTTCCTTTGTTCCAAAGTACAGAGTGGCTAAAATCCCACTTATATTTAAAATCTACCTTAGTAAGATACTCATTTATTACGCATCTTATCCATTGTGTTCCGGTTCTTGGAAAAGAACAGTGAACTATCTCAAAGTCGTCTTGTAAATTAGCTGTCAATTTCAAACCTCTCTAGTTTGCAATCTAATTTTTCTGCCCATTCATCTAAGAATTTTTCGTATCTTTCTTCGTAGTCTGGCTCCAAATATTGAATCATGTGATTTCCTAGACTTGCTTTTCCTTGTCTTTCTATATGAACTTTTGATATGGCTTTTTTAGTAGAGTATTTATCAAAACATTTTTTTAGTTTATCTTTATCTACATATATGCCTGAATCTTTTAAAATTGGAGATAGATAGTCTTCTTTTTGCTCAAGCATATCTTCATGGTATATTGACCTAACATGAGGATATTTATTAATATAACCACTCCATCTTCTGTGATAATTTACATAAGTATCAAAAATATTACATAACATTTCAACTTCACTAGCGCGATCGCTATATGCTATCTTAAATCTTTCTAGGTTTGAAAAAATCGTTCTTTTGTGATTTCTCCTGCGTTTATGAAAACATATCTCAGCTGCTTCTACCGTTTCTCGTGTTATAGGAGTATGTAAATCCATTGGGTAAGGAGTCCACAGACTATGATGTGAGGTGATTGAATAATTAAAATCAATACTATCTAAATATTCTATAAGTATCTTTTCGGTCCATACAGTACCAGTTCTTGGAAATGAAGTGTAAAGAATTCTACTACACATTATTCATCTATTCCTGACCTATTTGTGTTTTTCCATTTTGACCATAAATCGTCAATCCAGTCTCCGTACTCATTTAAGAAAGAGTTATACTTTGTTTCATATTTGTTATCCTCTACGTATGAAACTAAATTTCCGCTTTTTTTAGACTGATTTTTTTTATGTATTTGTGATACTTTTTCTCTAGTGTTTTCTTCAAAAGATTTGCGAATAGCCTCTATATTTATATCTTTACTCTTGGCTCCGATAGACTTTAGAAAGTTGATAAAGTAATCTTCTTTATGCTCTAGCATTGATTCGTACTGAATCTTAACTACATTTTTATGACTATTCTCTATACCGAACCATAAACAAAGATGCTGCGAATAGGTGTCGATAATATTAAATAATATATCGTATGGATCTGAAGCTACTCCTGACTCAGAAGATGTTATTCTATAAAAATTAGAAAATGCTACTCTTTTAAAATTTTTCCTATAATTATAAATACAAAGGTGGGAAAAATTCGCTGCTCCAACAAGCGCAAAAGTCTCACCAACATCCTTCATGGGGTAAATATGCCATAGGTCATGATGTCCTTTCATATCATAGTTAAAGCCAGTCTTATCAAAGTAAGACTTAATCAATAGTTCTGTCCAAATAGTACCAGTTCTAGGATAAGAAACGTATTTGATATTAACTTTCATTTTTTCTTTCTAACTATATCCGCAAATAAATGCTCATAATGTCCCTCAGCTCCCGTGACTTCTTTGTGACATCTGTAACATAATGTTATTCCATTATCTACGTCATAGCGTAAATAAGGAGCATCCGCCCACCTTTTAATGTGGTGGGCGTTTAA